GGATAACCATTATGTTAACTTGCTCATCATAGATATACTTTTGCTTAGGGTCTTCTGTTCTGTTAAAAGTTTCATGTGCATTCTTAGGCTGGTGGTTGCGGGATAGTTTACACTTCTCCCTGTAGAGTTTATTGTAGTGTCTTTGGTAGGCATTTCTGCAATCTCGACACTTTCCACCCTTCTCTAAAGCTGGCTTGCCACATTTGCATATTAGTATTCGTTCTCTCATGTTTAGCATTATACCATATCTAAGCTAAATGTCAAGAAAAATCTCATATAAAATAAAAAAACTTTTATCTTACAATGTACGAGATAGTATGGTATAATGTAGAAAATGTGAAGTATTTAAGGAGATGAATATGAAAGTGCTGGTAGCTTATGAGTTTAGCGGGATTGTCAGGGATGCTTTTATTAAGCGTGGGCACGATGCTGTGTCTTGTGATTTACTGCCTACAGAGCAACCTGGACCCCATATTCAGGGGGATGTGTTGGAGATACTTGACGATGGATGGGATATGATACTAGCATTTCCTCCGTGTACTTATCTTTGTGTTAGTGGTATAAGGTGGGTGGGGCATCCAAAACACCCGAATAGGCAACAATATCAAAACGAGGCGGTGCAGTTTTTTATGTCTTTTGTGAATGCGAAAACACAAAAGAAGATTATAGAAAACCCAGTAAGTATAATGTCCACTAGATACCGAAAGCCAAATCAGATAATTCGTCCTTGTATGTTTGGTGGTGATAGTAATAAAGCTACTTGTTTATGGACGGAAGGCTTGGATGACCTAAAACCCACTAATAAAATCATACCAAGCAGACATATATCGAAATCTGGCCGGAGTTGGGATAAGTGGTTCTTTGATACCTCGTTAATATCTGATCTAGTTGAACGGTCTAGGGTGAGAAGCTCAACCTTCCCTGGCATAGCTGACGCAATGGCAGAACAATGGGGATAAATGTGAGGTATTTGTGAATAAAAATAAAAAATAATTTATGATTGTTTTAAACAATCACGGCTATTGGGCTAAAAATTAAGGTATGTGTGTTAACAACCTAAAAACGAGTCCCATAGTAGTAGAAGGGTATATAAACTATGATTACATCCGAGCAATGGACTGCATTCGGACTGTGTGTCCAGGAAAAAAAGAATAAGAAAGTCGCCGCTGAACTAATGGGGCTGACTTATGATAAGGTCAAGGCGTTGCTTAATGATATGAAAGTACAAGAACCTGACTTGTTTCCAATTGAGTCCGAATCGCAAAATATACGACAACACCTCTCTTCTAAAGAACGCAAACGATATAACCACGATATAGTATCCTACGATGCCCGCAAAGATGGGGCTGATAATATCGAGGATGAGATTAAAGAGAAATTCTAACCCCTTGGCACGAATGGCTCTCAGACGAGCCTTTGGGTGCTTTCAGGTTCAAATCCTGCGAGGGGTCTTATTGATTCAGTAACTTACACTTCATACCGAGCAGGCCACAGTCGGCCAGTCGCAAAGATTGGTGTCGGGACGCTGCTAAACTATAACGGCAGAACGGGTTTAGCTGACCTCCGGGTCGGCAACTCTTGGCTCATCTCAAGCCGACCCTGTTCTGCTTCCTTTAACTTGAGATGGCCAGAGATGAGTGAAGATGCAAGAAATAGAAAAACCAAGTTATTATGCTATAATTCCCGCCGATGTAAGATACTCCCAAGACCTGCCACCAAACGCAAAACTCTTATATGGTGAAATTACCTGCTTATGCGCAAAAGAGGGATATTGCTGGGCAAGCAATGGGTACTTCGCCAAATTATACGAAGTAGACAGGTCTACTGTTAGTCGGTGGATTACCGCTTTAGAGCGAATGGGCAAGGTTAAAACCAGAGTTATTTATAAAAACGATGGGAAAACAGTTGACAAACGGACTATAACATTGTCAGACTGTGCAATACCTATAGGCAAAAATGAACCCACCCCCCTATGCAAAAATGAGGATAGGGGTGGGGGCAAAAAAGTCAAGGTTAATACTACAAGGGTTAATACTACAAGTAATAATACTATTCCTACGGAAAGTAAGAGCAAACAACTTCCAAAAGAGCTGGTAGAAGAATATTATCTTCCAGCATATGAAAGTTACCCTGGCAATAAAAGCGAATACTGGCAAACCTACCATTGTTTTACAAAAGGTTGCAATAAGTCGAAACTTATTCCCTTAGAAGAAATCAAGCTCCTTGCGCCAGCCATTGAAAAAGAGATCATACATCGTGCAAAAGCAAAAAAACTAGATGTATTCATGTCGAATTGGAAGACCTTTAGCGGTTGGCTGACAACTGCTTCTTGGCGTGGTGAGTTGGCTGAGCTGCCAGATGATAAATACTACCCTTCCGAGGCCGAGATAGAAGAGTTTAAGGAAATGTTTCGCAAGAGTAGGGAAAACCAATAAAAAAAGCCCCATCGCTGGGGCTAGCTCCTTTACAATTTAATAGGGTTTACAGTAAGGCTTTGACTTTCGCCCAGTATTTGAGCGTAGATGTCTTTTTAAAACCATTAGGCCCACCATTCCAGCAACGTGAATAATCTTGTGCGGTTGGTTTATGTTTAAGCCTTTTCGTGGTACAGTAGTGTGTTAAGTATGTTTTGCACATATTGTAAGACTTTTCACGGTTATATCTGTCTTTCATGGCGTATTTTGGGTGTCCAAGGATGCGGTTGACATCTTTAACCATGATCGGGTGAATCTGCAAACAACCAACAGCTAGGCCATTATCGCCGATAGCATTGCAATCCCCGCCAGACTCAACCTGCTCGATTGCTTTGATAACAACCGAAAGCTTGGGTTCGCAAGCCCCGACCAGAATCGGCAGGGCTAAGATAATTAGCATGTTTTTCATTACAAGCTCCTTAAAAAGATTAAAATTAAACCCTTACCGCGAATCGAACGCCGGTTAAACCATACAAGGGCGGGTTTTTTTATATACTACGGTTTTACCATAAGCCTCTTTTCTGCCCATAGGGCATTAAATAATATAAGTCGGCCATACCACTTGATATAAGTGCTATTGAGCCTTTATTTATCAGCCATGTAAGTGCGTGTTGCTCGACTGCCAGCTTGTAAATCTTGGCCCAAGCCCTCGACCATGCCGCAACCTTGCATTATAATCGAGATTACCAGTAATGTCAATATTAAAATCCATGCTTTCATAATTTCTCCTAAAATTAGATTTTATGCCTTAAGACGATTTCAAGGCGTTTTAATTCAGCTTGGGCAGTAACTATCCCCCTAAGATAGAAAGTCCTCTCACCAGCCTCCTGCGAAGCCTGAAGGCATAGCCTGTTGATGGCTATTGTGCATTTTGTGTTTATAACTTGATCGTTGATTGTCATAATACCCCTAACTTTCATAAATATAAGCTATCAAATATAATTGCTGCCGATTTTTGACGACCAGAACCGGCAAAACTGGGGGGAGCATCAGTTATAGTTTTGCGTTTTCGGTTAATTCACTTTCAAGACCATCGGAGCAATCCCAGTTAATAGGATAATCGTTATCACGCTCATAACGATACCATGTATTATTAAAACCCGGTTTTGGGTTATACTTTTCAGGCAACCAGCCATTTGCCCCCATTAATCCCAGCGCGGTTTGGCGGTAATGATCACCATAACCATAAGTAAACCCTTGCGAAATCTGGCGATTATCTTTATGCCGGATAACTCGGACAGAATGATAAGTGTTTCCATTAACCTTATCAAACCACCTTTTTGCAATAACTGTAAACTTCTTTTCTGAATCCATTTTAAGCTCCCAAAATAAAGATTTTTATTAAACACTACACAAGCCCAACCAGTTTTTAGGCTGGTTGGTAGGGTATAGGGTTTAAGCCTTACGAGATACCGAAAAGGTATTAGAATAACAAACATCAAAAAGACCCTTGCAACTACCTTTTTTCTTTATAGGTCTTTCAAGGGCTATTGATATAATTTGGCTAGAACAATTAAGCGTTGTACGTTCCGCTGTCGTGTAAACTCTTGATGGGTTGATAAAATCCATATCCTTATAAAGTTGGTAATATTCATTGTGTGTCATTTTATAGTTCCTTAATAAAAGATTAAATAACATTTAACCAAGTCCAGAGTTTAAACTGGAATCGGCAAAAGGTTATTAGCACCGACTAGAGCTGTGATTGTCAAGCCATTCGCTTGTTAGTAATGACATTAGGTGCTTTGTAGATACTTTAGTTTTGCTTGCGTGGATCCCGGGGAAACGGGTGTCATTCTCAAAGCCATTCCGCAATTCAAATGACCATGCGCCTGAATAGTCATAGCAATACCATTTATTATCTATTATACCAATATTATAACAGATACTACCCCTTATCCAAAGCAAAAAGGATAACTTACGGCTGTTTTCGGTTAAATTTAACATAAGTCTATACTCCAATAAAAAGGTTTAATAACATTTAACCAAGTCCAGCTTAAAAGCTGGAATCGGCAAAAGGTTATTCAAAATCAGATAAAATACGCTTTAATGCTGTTTCTATATGATTGTCGTTTAATCCAGCATTATATAGCTTTGAGCAATCGAACTTACTAGCGTGGAACATTGACCAGCAAAAAGAAACAAACTGATTTCTAACATACTTTACGTTTTGGCGGTGTTTCGTAATAATACTAAGACTATGCTTAGACATTACACCATCAATGGCGTTACATAATTCGCCGAATTGCTGTTTTGACATTTTCATAATATGACTCCCAGTAAATAAGGTTAACAATACATTTCGCAAGACTCCGTAGAACCTTGCAAGGCGGATTGTTTAGACAAGTAAGCAATTTATGTCTTGTGTTTGTGGTAAATTATAAGTATTATGCAGCACAAAAGCATAATCATTGCAGTTTGATACTGTATAGTCTATATAACTTCCAAGCATAGGCCTTGTTTTAATAATACTATCAGATGGTATTGTTTCATATACGCCGATGTCGTAAGTTAATAATTTGTACAAACCATTAATGCTTTTGTAGGCGGCCACAAGATAACCATTGTTTTTTGCAAAATCATATAATTGTTTTAATGTTGTTGTTTCCATAATCATAATTCCTTAAATAAAAGTAAATAACAGTAACTACTATTTCGTTAAAATATAACTTTGCCCGTCTTTGGTTATATAAGCATAACCTAAATGGTCAAAGTCGACTACATAATCAACACCATCAACCGAGACAAAGTCACCATCGTGACTGTCAACTTCAACACTGCAATATCCATTTTCACAGTAAAACATAATTAATTCCTTTATTAGCATAATTGCTATAACAGTAATATCGGCTATTGACCTCAAATAGTCAACAACAAAATAAAAATAATTCAATATATTCAACATATTCAACATATTTTCACAATATCCAACACAAGCCACACACACAAGATATAAGCCGATAAGGTATCAAAGCCATACAATTATACCAAAGCATAAGAGAAAACAGCGCACAAGCGATCCTCAGGACAATTAAAACGCCGAAATCAGCCTAAAAGCCGAAATAAACAGAAAACCGCCGATTAAGCCGTAAATAAAGACAATAACACAAATAGAGTAAAAGCTCATAACATAAACCCCCAAAAGATTAGAATAACATTAACAATACTAACTAAAGCATAATATATAGAAACGACAATGCCAAATATAAAAGAACGTAAGCCGACAGAAAAGCAGGAACTATTCGCCAAAGCTATGTATACAATAGGACTAGATACATTTGGTAACGGCACAGAATCGGCTATCAAAGCAGGATATAAGGGTAGTAAGAACCAAATGGCAGTACAAGCTAATAAGAATATAAGAAATGCTAAAATAATAGCACTAAAGCAAGGTATACAAGCCGATACAGAGAAGAAACTAGACTTATCACGTGAAAAACAGCATATAAAGCTGGAATCGGCTATTGCCTTAGCTATCCAATGCAACAGCCCCAGTGCAATTGTATCAGCGATCAAGGAACAAAACAGCATGTTAGGATATAACAGAGACAAGGCCCCTAACAGTGAGCGCCAACACCAGCTGACAACTAGAGTTAGCGATGAGCAGCGGCGCATACTCATCGAATGTGCCGATCTGTTACTGCGCAAGCAGGTAGATAGTAAGGACATAACCAGCACAGATAAGATAGAGCATATCGATTCTAGTCCCTGTGGGGCCGCTGGGCTTGAGAACGGCGATGCAATGGGCAATTAGTCCAGTTAGGCAAAGAGACTCTTTATATCGGCGGAGGGGGGGCATCGGGAATGGACTTGGGGTGAGTATATTATACTTGCCTCCCTCAGATATTTATATTTTTCTCACCATGTCACGCCCTATTGCAACATAAACACTAGACTTACAGCATTTATTTTTTGCTTAGTGTAGACTCGTATATACGGATAGAATCGGCTTTTTTGATAGCGTAAGCGTGGGTGGTAAATTCTCATAAGTCCTTTGTTTGCGTTGAACTTTTTTTTGACATAAGTCTAGTATTTTAGAAAGGATCCTAATGGATTTATTAGAGAGAATAAATTTAGCCATAGATGATTTTGTAGAAGATAATGGCAATGTACAGAATTGCATATCCTTGCCAGAAAAAGAATTTAAAGAGTATAAGGACATTGTAATGTCTACTGACCTTGGTAGGTCTTTTGGTAAGGGTGGTCTTTTTTATTGTACTTTACCTGTTACTGTTAATACTGGTCATGATATAATTGTGCTGGCTAAAGATTTGTGGAAATAGAGGAGTTTACAATGGATTTCCTAGATTACCTAGCCGAGACTTTAGCTAATACAGATGACGATGAGATAGAGATAGGTTTTAGCAAGGAGTCTACTTTGGACAATATAATTGAAAGGGAAGAATAATGGCAGTAAAAGGTTCGTGTGGCGGAACGCCTAGGGTTGGTAAAAAAGGCGACCCTAAACCAAGAGGCAGGGGAAGAGGTCAAGGCAGGCGCAAGCCTAAATAGCCCTCATCGGGTATAATTTAGGTAAGCTATTAGTTTCATAGCAGCAGTTGCGCATTAATGATAACGTATCGTACCTTATAGGGTATAACGATGGACTTTTTAGATTATCTTGCTAAGACATTAGAGACTACTGATGACGATGAGATAGAGATAGGTTTTAGTGAAGAATCTACATTAGAAAGGGTTCTTAATGAGCCACAGTCAAACCAAGCGTGAGCACAGTGCTGGCAAGGGAAGCCGGTACAGGAAGGTCGATCACAAGCGTTACGCTGATAATTACGAAAAAATTTTTGGAGCCAAGGATGGGCGGAATACACAGAATAAAAAAGAAATTTAATCCTGGAATCATGTTAGCTAAGACAGGTCTGGTCTTCGGAGGGAGTGATGTCTGTTTGGTAGTGGATGACAATAATGGAAGTGCAAAAGCTAAAGCCTTTGCTTATCAGTGCTTATATAACGCCAAGCGATCTTCGATGACTAATTTGAATGATGTATTGTCTACGAGTTCCGTATTTCGCACTAAGTTATTAGCGGGCGACCCCATATGGAATTGATGGGTAACTTTATAGTTGATGGCATATTGTGTGTGGTTATTAATCCATTGCCTTATAGCGGAGTTGTTATTGAGGCTAACGAAGTCTACCGTGTAAACGCTGAATACAAAGATTGTAAATGGTCGATCATGTTTGACAAGCACGATACAAAAGAAGAAATACAAGAAGTAACATCAAAAATCCTTCGCGAAGCAGTTATTAGAATTAACAAGAGATTTTCTTAATGGAATTAAACCCACAAGAGATAGCAAAAGCCGACCCAGCGTATTGGGCATGGTTGAATCAGGTCTTGATAGATGGCCGTCCTTTTAGCAAGAAGGGTCGGGAGTATCAGATAGAGTTGATGCGTCCCATAACCCAAGACGGCAAGATTAAACATAATGAAGTAATTAAGAAGGGTTCTCAGACTGGCGCTACTATGGGCAAGGCTATTGAGATAGCCCACGGCGCCATACACGGTCTTTATCCACAGGGCATAATATACTTCTTTCCAAGTAAGACTGCTGTTGAGGACTTCTCCGGGTCACGGTTTAAGCCTTTGTTGAAAGATAACGAATTTATAGGCAAGTACTGTAACGATATAAACTCGGTATATGCTCGCAGGATAGGAAAGATTAATGTAAACTTCCGAGGTTGTTCTGGTACTACTATAATTGGTGGCATAGCTAAGGACTCTAATCAGGTAAGGTCAACTCCAGGTGACTGGATATTGTTGGACGAAAGAGATATGTTCGATGATGAGATGGCTAATCAGGTAAACCAGAGACTTGGCAATTCCACTATAAACCGCAGGTCTGATATGGGTACGCCTAAACTACCAGACGATGGAATTGACTTAATGTACGGCAAGTCTGATATGCGGAGATGGCAGATACCTTGTAAAAGCTGTCGTAAGTACACTTGCTTAGAGACTGAGTTTCCACAATGTATAGGACTAAAAGAGGGCAAGGGCTTTCCGATCTGTATTCATTGCGGAGCAGTAATAGACCGTTCTGATGGCATGTGGATACCAGACCAGCCTAAGAAAGAAACTGTTGGCTATTGGTGCTCACAGCTACTTAACCCTAATAGGGACTTAGCTCACGTTCTTAAAGAATATGATGACCCGTCAGAGTTTGGCACAACTGAAGCTGAGTTTCAAAGAACAGTCATGGGAAGTGCTTATGCTCGCGCAGAGGACATACTAAGAGAAACAGAAGTTCTTCAATGCTGCACACAAGACCAGATGGCTTATTCTCATAACGGGCCGTGTGCTATGGGGTTTGATGTAGGCTATCCTTTAATTCACGCAGTTATAGGCCATAGGGTAGGCAAGGACAGATACAGGCTTGTCAGGATGGCTAGAGTAAAGAATTGGGAAGAGTTGCATGATTTAGCCCAGAGGTACGGTGTTAAGGCTACTGTAGGCGATGCTATGCCAGAGAGCCATAAGATACGGGAATGGGCTAAGAGCGAGGCTGGATATGGTAATACCGTATACCCGTGTTATACTCCCCACCACTTAAAGACATTTGATACATGGGGTACTGATAATATTGTAAAGGCTAATCATACTGAGATATTCGACCAGAGTCATTATATGGTAACGAAACCAGGAAAGATGTTATTGCCGCGTATATGTCAGGAAGTAAAGATATTCGCACATCAGATGTGCCAGAGGGCTAAGTTCTTGGAGACTGACGCGAGAGGCAATGCTTCATACTTCTACAAAAAGATAGGCGACAAACAAGATCATTACCGCTGTGCGGTTAATTATTTCTATCTTGCCTGTAAGAAGGTAGGAGTACCCAAGACAGAGAAGCAAAAACATAAAGAGTTATTTCAGGATACCAGCTACAAACTATGAGAGCAGGAGAAAAAGAATCTTATCTAAAGCAATATTTTTGGCAGGCAGGTGGAGATATAACATCTACCCAAGCCTTACTCGGTGCTAGCGCGCTAACTCACGCCGCTGTTGAGGCTCTTGATGACAGCAAGAAGGTCTTGATAGATATACCGCAAGGTTGGCTAGCATTTGAGTTGAGGTTTGATAGCGACGGCTTAGAGAACGATTCTGATGTAATTGAACTGTACGCCGCCGCAACGTCAGATTCCTTGCCAGATCACTACAGGCACTTTGCTCAACTCACTACTATCGTAGGCACGCAAGAGCACGGCACTAAGAAGTTCATTGATACCATAACCCCCATAAGCACATGGCATACCAATAAGGGAGCTGTAAGCCCTGCAAATAACACATTTGGAAGTTACGTTCTAAACACACACGGCCACACCAATTTTCTGGTGATAGCAAGTACGCTTAACAGCACAACATTTGGGATAGGATATAAAAAGGTATAAGGACATATAATGAAATATTTTATTATTACAGTATTAGTTTTAGTTTTAGCAACTATAGTATTTAATGAGTTGCGTGCTGAACCTGCGTTACAAGTTTCTGATTGGAAAGATGTTTTTGATATAGATTGTAGTTGTGGTCAACATATACACTGTGAGCCATGTGACCTAAAGCACTATAAAATTGAATGTATTAAGTGTGGTACAATATACGAAAAAGATTGGGATGTAAGTAGATATGAGTGAAGTTTACCACAATTACGAAACTGGCAATACATTATACTTCTGTGCATTTGAAGAAG